TCAAACAAGATGTCAAAAAAGACACCTTCTCAGGATTCAAACTCTGAGATAGAGTGGGATTTAGAAGAACTTAAAAAGGCAATACTTGATAGTGCTGATGATTATGACAGATTAGTGGGTGGTTAATGAACAAAGTTGACGATATTATTGTAGTTGGTGGAGGAAATGCTGGTTATATATCAGCATTAATATTAAAATCATCTTTTCCCAATAAGAATATAAAAATCATTCAATCTAAAAAGATTGGAACTGTTGGTGTGGGTGAAAGTTCCTCAGAACAGATTAAATCTTTTTGTGACTATGTTGGAATTAGTATGCTTGATTTTATATTAAGATCTAAAGCTACTTTTAAGTTGGGTATTTACTTTGAGAATTGGTCGGATGAAGATTTTCTTCATAATATAGGAGAGGTAGCTGCACCATATAGATCTCATTTTCCTTATTTACAATCGGTTGTTGCTAATAATAGACCAAATTATGAAATGAATGCATGTGGTGCATGGATAAATCAAGTTCCTCTTAATTTTTTTAACGATTTAAATCAGTCTCCATCAAATCAATTTCATTTTGATACCCATGCATTGAATGAATACCTAAAAGAATTCTGTCTATTTAAAGATATTTCAATTATTATAGATGATATAGTTGGTGCAGATGTTGATAAAGAGACTGGAAATATTATTTCTGTTAATGGTGTATTAAAGTATAAATCTGACTTCTTTGTTGATTGCTCTGGATTTTCTAGACTTTTATTGGAAAAAACATTAGGTGTTAAATGGAAATCATATTCAGAATATTTACCTCTTAATTCTGCAGTGGCATTTACTACTGATGAGATGGATGAATATAACATGTATACAAAAGCAACTGCTAGGGATTATGGTTGGAGTTGGCAGATTCCCATTCAAGGTAAAACGGGTAATGGATATGTTTTCTCTGAGAAATTTATCAATGAAACTCAAGCACATGAAGAGATGGAGAGAGTTTATGGTCATAAGATTAATATTAATAAAACTTTCAAATTTGATCCTGGTAGATTAGAAAAGGCATGGCATAAGAATTGTTATGCTGTTGGATTATCTCAAAGTTTTATTGAACCATTGGAAGCAACTGCATTAGGAAGTGTTGTTAATCAGATGTATGCTTTTATTCATTATCTCCCATCATATAGTATTGATGAATGTAATGAAGTAGTTAATAGTATATTTGATAATATGTTTGATTTTGTTCAAGCACATTATCTGGTAAAGAAAGATGATACTCCTTTTTGGAGAGATGTTAAAAATAATCTTAAGTTAACACCTTCTCTTCAAAGTTTATTGGATAAATGGAAAACAAGATTTCCACTTTCTGGAGATATTAAATGTGACTGGGGTATGTTTACTTCAGTAAATTATATTCCAGTATTATATGGTTTAAAGTGGTTTGATAGTGAGAAAGTTGCTAATGAATATAAGCATTTAGAACATATACCTATATCTAAATGGGAAGATACTTATCCAAATGTTATGCATATGAGTCATAAAAAGTTTATACAAGAAGTAGTTAAAATATATAATCTAAATAATCAAGCATAGTATTAAGATTATGAAATGGAAGAGACTAGTGAGAGAGATTATGAAAATCCCTGGTACTACAAAGGTACAGCTTTCACTT